ACGAGATCGTGACGGGTCAAACGGGCAACTATAGTAATCTTGCTTTGGTTGGCATCAATATTCGATCCTCAACTGAGTGGAAGCAATTTACGCAATTCTCTGGTTATGTAGGGCAAGGCATTAAATCTAGACGACTGGATTCGTACACAGGTTTGCCTTTTAACCCTACGCCGAACCACTTGTATCGCTTCCCAGAAATCTTGCTGGACTTGATGACAAACGATAGATACGGCATGGGCGATTTAATCAAAGATGAAATGATTGATATTGCTGGATTCAAGGAGGCCAACGATTGGTGTCAAAGCAGAAGCTACTTTTTCAATGGTGTTGTTGCTGATCAAATAAACATTAGGCAGTATGCCGCAGATCTTGCCGCAACACATTTGCTGTATTTTGCTGAGATAAATGGTCAGTTTACACTTAAGCCCGCCTTACCTGTATCTGGCTCAGCATTTGTCGCCGCAGACATTAAGGGGCTGTTTACTGTCGGCAACATCCTAGAGGACAGCTATCAGGTTGAATACTTAAACCCAGAAGATAGAGAACCAATTGAAATCAGCGTCACCTATCGGGAAGAACGCTCATCTTCTGATCTTTCAAGCGAAGGCGCATTTTCTACTGTAAGAGAAGTGCTGATCAAAGAAGCAAGTTATACGCCGTTGGATACGGTATCGCTGGACATGACTGATTATTGCACACAACGGAACCACGCAATTGATGCTGCAAAATTTATCATCAGAATGCGCAGGTTGACTGATCATGTTGTGAGATTCAAGGTCACGCACGAATCTATCTACAGCAATATTGCGCCTGGCGATTACATCAATGTTGCAATGGACGCGACAGAATACTCCGAATTTAGTAATGGCGTTGTCACTGGAGCGGGGGATCTTGTGACATCAGAGGCTTTTGCTGATGGTAGTTATTCTGTGTTTGCTTGGGATCCCGACTCTGGCAATGAACCGAGTGTTCAAACCTTAGTTGTAACCGGTGGTGGCACTAGAGCGACTCCAGCTGGAATCATCTTTACCGAGATTAAGTCAAGCCAAGAGTCGAGAACCTATCAGGTTGAGCAGATCACTGCGGACCAAGACGGCACCTTTACAATAGAGGCGCTGCACATGCCAGTTACTGGTGCTGGCGTTCCGTTGGTTGCTGACGGTTTTGACACTGCTTCAAACTGGACAATTGTTTGAACCATGACAACTTCATTTCCATCAATTGAACCTTCGAGCCGGAGTTTCAAGCCTCCGACATATCCCGTCAAAAGCTATGTATCGCAGTCTGGCGTTACAACTCGTCGTCTGTTTGCCTCTTTGCCGAGTCGGGCAGAGCTGAAACTAGAGTTTAGAAACATCAATGATACGAATACCACAGCAATTATGAATGCGTACAAAAGTGCCCAAGGGTCTCTGGACGATTTGTCGCTACCAGTTGCTGTTTTTAATGGAGCAGATTCGACCCTAGCGACGTATTTAGACGGATCCTCTTTTGCTGCAGGCTTGAAATGGTGTTTTGCTGAGGGTTCTCCCCCAAGAATTGCTAGTGTCGCTCCAGGGCGATCAAATGTGAGTGTCAGCCTTGTCGGAGAGCTTAGAATGAGTTGAAAGGGTTATCCAATGGCTGTTAAAACAGGTTCTACCGCTGAGCTTCGTTTTGAAGGCGCAGCCATTGCCAAAGTTCGAGACGTTAGCTTGACGATTGTTCGAGATGCGCTTGAAACAACAGGAATTGGTCAAAAAGATCGCACTTATGCTTATGGCGTGAGAGGAACGACTGGCACGGGAACGCTTTTATATGATTCTTCCAATGCTGCAACCACAGCAACGATGAATCGGCTGCTGAATGATTCAGAAGCAACTGACACCATTGCCATGGTTTTGGATACCAATGTGGCTGAAGGCACTTTGTCTGGGGATGCTTTGATTACGCAAGCGGGTGTTTCCGTAAGCGTCGGAAGCGTTGTTAGCGTGCCGATTTCATTCAGCTTCAGCGGGAAACCTAGCGGTACGTTCTAATGGCCGTACTTGGTGCAGGTGGCTTTCTTTATTTAAGCCGAGAAATCCCAAACGCCATGGCGCTGTCTTGGCAGCGTTTAAATATTGGTTCAACTCCTCATACAATAACTTTTGCTAGTCCAAGTTATTGGCAAGGTGACAGGATAATTTTGGCGTCCGATGGAGGATTGCCTATTGATTTGAATGGTGATGGGTACGCTGATTGCCCTGATGGGCATGGCATTTATCGCGGATCAATTTGGAGGAATGGTCCCAGCAGAGCTTTTTATACGGGGCCCAATACCGATACCAGTCCTTTCTATGGGCAGCTGCTTGCGACTCACTCTCTGGCTACGCAATCGGGTGATTCTTTAATCACGCAATCTGGCGATACATTGGTCGGCTTTTTCGGCAATCATGATGATGACAATTTTTACAACACTCCTGCTAGCACTGGACTGACAGAGCAAACCGATGCATATATGAGCCGTGACTTACTTGATAGGATTAGGCTTTGGACAACAGAAGCTGCAGCGCATACGCAATCTGGCACTGAAAAAACGCTCTTAAATGTAAAGCCTAAAAATCTCGTCATTGCCAACTATGTTGACAATGCAAGCTATACAACAGCAATTGATTCTGCAATAGCTTCAATTGCTAATCTTGCTATTGCTGGAGAAGTTGTCCTTTCTACTTTGATTGCATTGCCGCCTGGTTTCCATATTGCCTGCGATGACGCAAACAGGAAGTATAACTTCCAGGTTCAACTTAAGCAATGGATTTTAAGTGTCGATGCTGAAAACTTAGATACAACTGCTATCGGTCAAGCTTTTGGTGAAAATGTTAAATCACTGGTGCGTGGAGCAGGCAGCATTGACTTTCTGGCTGAGCATCAATCTGTCGCTGATGAACAAGATACTTTAGCATTGCTTCGCCTTGTGTTGCTATTGCAGAATCAATGCAATACTAAGGCGAGATTTTATTTGTTCAAAAATCGAAACGAACCGAGCCCGAAGATTGATGGCTCTGTCTACTACGAATGCGAAATACTCTTGACGAACACGAATCTAAATGCACAAGTTGGCGATCTGCTAACCGGAACGGCTGATTTTGTTGCCACTTCCGAAATCGAAATCAAGGTGGCTGTCTAAATTGCACCACGCCAAGACTTCAAGCTAAACTTGAATCAGCAAATAGATCTGCAAAGAAGTGGCTGAGATCAACCGCGCTGGCGAAGCTCAATCTTTGGGTCATATTGATTCGACGCAAGGCGAGTTCCGCGAGCAGATTGATGCGCTTACTGATGCTGTCCGGCAACTTGGCGGCAAAGCAGAGATTGCTCCTGGCAACACGGTAATTAACGATCCGTTGTCAGCACCTTATGTGCTGTATGTCAACAGTTACACCGGCAAAGATACTTTTGTTGCTGGTGATTATTCCAGCACTGATGACGGCACGTTTGAAACCAAAATGCGTCGGATCAGTCTGCAAAGGCTGGAGTGTGGCTACACAGAAGCACGTCCGTTTAAGACGATTAACCGTGCAATCATTGAAGCAGGCATCATCACAAGTCGTGATTATCTAAACCTGCCCGGCAACATTTGCGGCGACTTGGTTTCAATCGTTGTGATGCCTGGAGTGCACACAGCATTGAATGCTGCGGGACTTGCTGATAATGCGACTAATTTTCCTGCTTACGGCAACACCAAGGAATTTAGCGATGCAGAATTGCAAAGCTTTAACCCTGAAGGCAGTGCTGGCATCATCCTTCCGCGAGGTTGCAGTCTTGTCAGTCTTGATCTGCGGAAGTGCAATATTCGCCCTGACTTTGTTCCTGGCGGCACCAATGCACTGGATGAAGCTGCTGACTACAGCAACCGTGGCAGCATTTTCTTAGTCACGGGTACAGGCTTCTACTACGGTTTTACTTTCCTAGACAAGGAAAACTATCCGTACACACATCATTTGCTGCATACATTTGAATTTGCAGGCCGCAGCCGTGTTGACGAGTTTTACAGCAAAATCCTCAAGAGCTTTGGTAATGTTGCTGGCATCAGCAGCACTTACACAAAAACTCGCAATAGCGAAGTAGAAATTGTTGGCCCTGCTCCAGCACCTGGAACGCAAACCGAAGCAACTGACAGCGTAAGTTCCGCGTCTCCTTACATTTTCAATTGCTCAATCCGAAGCCTTTATGGCATGGGTGGCATCTTTGCAAATGGTGCAAATGCCGAGGGCTTCAAGAGCATGGTCACGGCCCAATATACGGCGATTTCTCTTCAAAAGGATATGCGCTGCTGGCAGCGTTACAACAGCGGCAACTGGGTGGACATCAGTTCAACTGCTGCAGGTAATTACAGCGACTACATTGACGAGTCACCGGACAATGTTCGGATGGACCCAAACAAACGCAGCTTCCATATTCGCTGTGTAAATCGTGCAATTATTCAAGAAGTTAGCGTGTTTTGTATAGGCCAAGGAGTCCATCATTGGGTTCAGTCCGGAGGAGAACTTACGGTCACTAATAGTAACTCAAACTTCGGCCAAGTGGCAAGTTTAGCCGAAGGATTTGTAGCAGATAGCTTTGCAACAGATAAGAACTGGAATGTTTCAAGTATTAACGTTGCGCGTGACATTTCAGGACTGACCAATAAATGGGCACGTACTGATATTGGTGAACTTACCGCAAGTGTTTCTAATAATGCCACCACAATTACGTTGACGGCAAACCTTGAAGGCAGTGAAAACGACAAGCCAACAATTTTGGCTCGTAATGGTTATTCGCTCGACACCTATGGCGGCACGTCTTACATCTGGATTGAAAACCCGAACGGCGTTGATTACTATGCGCCACTCGCAGCCAATGCTTGGAATCCTAACAACCCAAATGAAATCAACGTAAGCACTGCATTCGTTAGTGCTGATGGCGCCACTCCGCCATCAACAGATGCAAGTAGTGCATTCCCTCCTATTGCGGGCAAGACTATTTATATTCGTCGCCTGCAAGACGTTCGGACGTTAGATGAACGCACTTATTCACTAACTTGTAGCAATACTTCAGCAGATTCGCGCAACATTATTCGCGATTACGGGATTCAAACGGACACGCTTGGCGCGTCGATTGACGCTGAAATCGAAGCAGCAGAGCCGATCATTGCCAGCTCTGTTACTACACTGCCTGCCACTACTGGTGTCTTCAGGGTTAACAAGGTAGAGGTTCGCCGTGCTGCTGCTTCAACAGATTGGGACAACAAAGGCAAATATCGCAGCGGTTATCACCTCACCAATAACTATTACAGAACCGGTGATGTCGTTCGCCATCAAAACAAGCACTACAAGTGCATTGTTGAGCACATCGCTGAATCCACTTTTAATAGCAATTACTGGGATGAAGTTTTTGTCCACATGGATGAAACTTATGCGGCGGAAGATTTCTTCAAGAACTCGAAACCGGTTCTAATTTTTGACCGTGATAAAGATAACAATGTTACCAGTGACTTGCTCGGTTACACGAACGCCGATCTTGGTACTGATTCGCAGCTGACACGGCAGCTCAGGACTTCTGTTGATTACCTAGGCGTTTATTCATTCCTTCGCAGCCTAGGTTTTAACGACGCAGATTCACACACGATTTTGCTGCCTAAAGCACCAGTAGATCGCGAGCGTAACCCTGGCAGTGCTCTTAGCGGCATTGGCAACCCATCAGGCGCTGCAAATGCATGGGACAACTGGCCTTTGACTATGCGTCGTCCAAGCCAGATCCGTCTGTTCGGGCACGCCATGGAATGGTCGGGATATTTGAACTATTCCAAGGCCCTTCCGCAGTATCAGCGCGACCTTACACCTAGCAACAAATTTAGCTTTTACTTTACTAATCAACTTGGTGGGCGTGTTTACATCTCTGCTTTCAATGAAGAGGGATTCCAGATTACCGCTGCTGGCCTAACTGATCTTGCAACAGGTGAAGTCTTGTCGCCTGAAGGTCTTGGCGGCGAAGACGCAGACGCTGGCGTGACGATTTTCAATGGGGATGTGGTCGTCAATGGTGATCTGTTTGCCAATAGCATCCAAAGCGGGCAGAAAGCACTTGTTTATGTAAAAGACAACAACAAGAACGAAGTAAGCCAAGGCCGTGGCATGGCATGGATTGCACCAGCTGAAGCAATTCCTGATGTCAGTGTTGCTGATGCAGCTAGTTTCAACACAGAAAACCAAGAGGGAACTGCTGCTGGCCCAACAAATATCGGTAGCAATGGTTATTCAGGTCCGCATTTTGTAACGCCTTACTTCCTTGATTTGTGGAAAGCCAAGAATGGATTGCTTGGCAAAGTCCCTGGAGCGGTCAAGATTTACGTCAACCCAAGGGCAGTGCAAAAAACGGGCAACTTCCCTAATCCTGCAAACAACGAAAGCTACAACTACAACGCATCAATTGCCGATTTGCTGAGTCGTCCACCGACGAGCCCTGATGCAGCCGTTACAACTTTGGCGCTTGCCATTGAATATGGAAACCTTTCGGTTGCAACTACAACGAAAATCCAGTATTACCTTGGCCCTGGTATTTACACAGACACTGGAACGAAGGTTTTCACGCATCCAGTTGAGCTGATTTCATACGATTATGCAACAAACAATTTGTTGACTAATGGCGTTGGCGGCGGTCAAGTTCCGTTCTTAGGAACCACCAATAATGGTCGTGGCCCTAGCAATAGCGGCAGAAGTGCCTTGACTGGTTCAAACCTTGAGTCGCATATCAAAGATGCAGACAATCATCCAGTTTTCTTGACTCGTGTTTACCACCAAGCAAGAAATGTCAACACTCAGAACGCGATTCGCTTTGACCCTTTAACACTGCAATTTGAAAAAGATGCAACCATTCAGGGTGTCGTTTGGTGGGGAGCCACGACCACTTTGGAGCAATTGCAGGGCACTTCAACTTTGACAGACCAGCTCGTACCAAACAGCTTCTTCAGTCAACTGAATGCCGCTCAGCTGCAAACTGTTACCACGCAAAGCAGCCGTGGGAAGGTATTAAACTCCCTTGTTTACCAGCTGATTTCAGCCAACTCAAGCACCAATAATATTGACTACATATCAAATGCTCCATGCATAATTGCATACGATCAACTTAGGATTCGCGATATGGCGATTACGGCAACTGGTTTGCCATTCTTTAATTTAGGAACAACTAGTAATCAGCCTACTATTGAGCTGAGGAACAATGCTGTTCTTCGATTAAATGGAACGTATTTTATTGGAAATAACGTTCTTGACAACACTGGCTACGCAGGCCAAGGTTCTGTTGCTACACCGACATTTAGAGTTCAATCCAATTACAAGCACTTTGGTTTTGGTCCAGCAATGCTCTCAATGGGGAGCAACTCGTCGAATGGTGTTGGCACGTTCCAATTCTGCGGCTGGGGAACCCCAATTAGACTTGGGCCTAGTAACTATGTTTGGAATACAACCTACATCAACATTCACTTAATGACCAGAGAGTATCAATACATGCCTGACACCGATACACAATATGGCGGAACAATTACTACGGTTGATGCTAATCAAGGCCCTGCATGGCCTTCTGTTGTTGGAAGTTTGACTAAAAATCGGAGGACAATTGTCAACCATTTTGTTGATTATCGAGCTGCTTCAAATGCGTCACGAAGTGGTTTTGCCGGTAATTTTGGGCGTTACATGAGATATTACGGAGGAACTACTCCATCCGGCTGGCTTTCAGTCGGTTGTACGCCTTTGAAAGGTACTGCGCAAACTAATCCTGATCCGGCAGCAGGTGATCCAGTTGTTTCAATTCCAGCAGGTAGTCACTGGGATTATCAAAGCCGCCCATTTTTCATGCGACGCAATCAGTCTGAAAGTGAAACGCCCAGTGGCGCTACGTTTCTTAATCCTGGGTATCCAGCATCGCCTGAGATTATCAGCCGTAACTACACCTACGGAACTGGTGCAGTGCAGTTGAACTGCAAGTATGCAATTGTCAATGTGGGCATTGACTACGATAGAAATTACAATTCCAACAGGTTGCTGTTTGCCTAATGGCTGTTTACGTCACCCCAGATCCCGTTTATCCAGACGAAGAAGAGTTTCTCGGTGATGGCGTTTCGTTTTTTACCGGAGACAAAGAGCTTGTCTGGGGTGAAGCCGCAGCCGATTGGGAAGTCCAGGATCAGCCTGACGGTTCATGATGAAGCGGTAGACTTTAATCATGCAGTTTTAGTTGGTCGTTGTGGCTGAGGTCAAAATTACAGATGCCAGTCCGCTTACCAATCCGGCAAGCACTGATGTTCTCGCGATTGTTGATGTTGCTGCAGACATAACCAAAAAGGTTAAGGTCGAGGATCTGGTCAAGAATGCTGGTGATGGTACTGCTGCCGCACCATCTTTTTCATTTGATTCTGATCCGAATAGCGGCCTTTACAACGAAAGTGCTGACAAAATTGGCTTTAGTACCAATGGCATCGGCCGTGTTTATGTTGACGGCAGCGGGAATATTGGCATTGCGCAGATCAACCCTAGTGCGCCACTTGAGTTCGGCAAATCTGATTATGGCGAAAACTCTTCAGAAGATTTTTATCGAATTAAGTTTAATAATTCAGCCAACACTGCCAATGATATTGGCATTGGTCAGCCTGACGCCAACTCGATCGCGCTGAACTCTTCTAATAATGGATCAATTATTTTCTATCAAGGTTCAGATGGTGAGGTTGCACGTTTCCATACCAATGGGTTTTTGGGGATTGGGAATACAACACCCACTCGCACTCTTGACGTAACCGGCACTGCTGCGGTTTCTGGTGCGCTGACTGCCGGTTCTGCTGCTATTGTCGGGACTTTAACGCAAAACGGCAATAATGTTTTGACCGTTGGTGAGACAGGGGCTATCACCAGCGCGATGATTGCTAATGACACCATTGTTGATGCTGATATCAATACTAGTGCTGCAATTGGGCTAAGCAAGTTAGCAACTGGTGCATTACCTACTGGTATCACTGTTGCGTCAGCAAATATCGCTGATGGAGCGATTGTTAATGATGATATTAACGCTAGTGCTGATATTGGATTAGGCAAGTTAGCAACTGGTGCTCTTCCCACGGGTATCACCATTGCATCAGCAAATATTGTTGACGGCACGATTGTTAATGGTGATATTAACGCTAGTGCTGCAATTGGGCTGAGCAAGCTTGCGACTGGTGCTCTCCCTACTAATATCACCATTGCATCAGCAAATATTGTTGACGGCACCATTGTTGATGCTGATGTCAGCGCAACGGCTGAAATTGCAGTTAGCAAGCTTGCAAGTGGCACGGCACGGCAACTGCTACAAACTAATGCCGCTGGAACGGGTGTTGAGTTTACCAGCAATGTTGACATTCCTGGAACATTAGACGTTTCATCTACTGCAATTTTTGACGGAAACGTTGGCGTTGGTGAGAGCAGTCCATCAGAAAAATTGAGTATCAATGGAAGCATTCTCACTAAAACTGTTGCTTATTCTTCTAGTGTGGATGATGCATATTTAATTGCTGGTTCTCAAGCCTATACGGGTCAAACAACGAACTGGGGTAGTTACGGATTTCAACACAGGTTCAAATCCGACTCAGGCGGTGTGTCAAGAATAACAGTTGATAATTACCAAGGCGAAGTACTTTGCATTGATCAAAATAGCCGCGTTGGTATTGGGACGACTAATCCTTATAATGATTTAGTAGTAAAAGGAACGGGAAATGCAACTACTACAAGTGTTTCCCCTGGAGAATTTACAACAACAATTCAAACTGACAGTGCTTATATACATTTCGGAAAAGTAAATAATATACCGACTATTCAAGGTTCTGGGACAGGAACAGGCTATGATTTAGCATTAAATCCATTTAACGGCAACGTCGGCATCGGGACGAGTGCCCCTAGTCAATTGCTCGACTTAGCATCAACTGCACCAAATATCAGGCTGACTGATACCGTTGATGGCTATTCTGAAATTGACGGCAATGCAGCAAGCTTGAAATTTAATGCCGACAAAGGTAATAATAAAGCAGGCAGCGCAATGAATTTTGCTGTTGATAATATTACCCGGATGCAGATTAACGATGGTGGCACCATACGAATTGGTCAAACTTCTACAAACATTCCAGGGCTTGGTAACACAACTATTGGTGCAGCTTTTGAAAAAACGACCAGCGGAATTGCACTATTTGTATCAAGATCTAATAGATGCCCCGCCTTTTTCAATAGAAATAGCAATGGGGAGATTATAAGCTTTTTACGTTCTGGAACACTAGCAGGTAAAATTCAAATGACAACTACTTCTGTTTCGTTAGTCAACGGCTCAGACTATCGCCTTAAGGAAAATGTAACAGATCTATCGAATGGTATTGATCGCCTTAAGTTATTGACACCACGTCGATTTAACTTTATTGCAGAACCCGATCAAACTATTGATGGATTTATTGCTCACGAAATGTTTGACGCTGTTCCAGAAGCAGTGTTTGGCGAAAAAGATGCGATGGAGGCTCAAGAATTTGAAGTAACGCCAGCAGTCCTTGATGAGGATGGCAATGTTACAACTGAAGCAGTTATAGAGACAAGATCAGTTATTTCTCCCCAAGGCATTGATCAAGGTAAATTAGTGCCTCTGCTTACTGCTGCATTGCAAGAAGCGATTGCAAAGATCGAAACCCTTGAAACTAAAGTTGCTGCCCTTGAGGCTGGTTGACAGTAAACCGCTCCGTTATAATAAAAAAGCGATCAGAAAGATCTGCCGTGGATATCTTCTCCGGCGTTGCGACAGTCATCATAGCCTCAGCCACTGGTGTGTTGTGGCGCGTGGATAAACGATCAAGCGTTATGGATGCACGCATCACGCTTGTGCTTGAACAGATCACAGCATTGCGATCAGACCACAAGGAACGACTGGACGATCATGATGATTGATTAAGGGCCTTAGAAAAATGTCCCTAGAATCAAATAGCAAATACTGATTCTTGTGCCATCATGGAAGATCTTCTTTCCGATCCGGTTT